ACGTCTAAATGTCGTAACATGCTCTTGATAACTTTCCAATCAACAACGAGATGCTGGTTGAATACAGTCATAGGGCAACCTACTGTGCTGTCGTCGATGTAGTGTTGAGCAAACGCCTTTGGACTTGTGGTCCAATCTTGGCTTGGGTTCCTGTTCACCCCATACAACTCAATCCCTTGCTCTTTACACCACTGGACAGCGTCGTCCAGATATTTGCCACTACGCATAGTCCAAAGAATTACCTTAACACCGTTGGCAATCCACGCTCTGAGCGTTCTGACCGCATAAGGGACTTCTTGCCCAATTCTCGGGAACTCGTGCGTAACTAATGTTCCATCAAAATCAACTGCGATTACTATTTCCAAAACTTCCTCCTTACGCTCCAAAGAATCCGCTCACCACAGGCGTCTCGGCCTTGATGCGCTCTATCTCGGCCAACGCCTCCGTATCGGTCATGCCCCGGTAGTCCATCAGGTAGGCCAACTTCGACCTCAACCCGGTAGCAACCTCCACCTGTGCGTTCGCCCTGTCGCTCTGTTCGTCAACGAGGATCGAATCGCCGAAGTCAAAGCCGAGCAGGATGTCTTCTGGTATCCACGCGTTGGCATCATCGATGTAGAGCATCTGCAACGCCCTGATGTTGTCCACAAGCTCGGATACGAACGGACGGATCATCTGGTCTTGGATGTCCACGATGGTGCCGTAGGTCTGCTGTTGCTTGGTGCGCACCTCAGTAGCCGTGACCGCCTGCGCCGCTTGGTCGTAGACGTAGGCACCCACATCGAGGTGACAGGCCATGCAGATGATCGACAGTTGCGTCTTGAGCGCGGCATTGAGCTGTTCCACACGGAGCGGCGGGCTGTACGGTTCGAGCAGGTCCTTGCCCTCGGTAGATGAGAGCTTGCGATACAGCCTCCTCTCCAGCGGTCCGAGCTTGTCCTTGGTGGGATCGAGCGGGTCAACCTCGATCATGCTGTCATCCACGAATACTGCCGCCTTGCCACTCTCAACCTCCCAACAGAGGTTCGTGTAGGTGCGGTCCAGCTCCTGTAGCTTGTCCATCGCGTCACGGAACAGGCTGGTACCTTGGGCTGAATTGAAATCTTGGTTGTTCGCCCATGGGGTTGCCATGTAGGTGAAGGGGCACACATCGCCAAGGATGGGAACCTCCGGCGTGATCTCGGCCCATTGGGTGATCGTGGCAAGCGGAACCTCGGTACCGAGCTGTCCCTCGGTCGTGCTCTTGTACAGTTTCGTCGAGATCGTCCACCCACTCTGGTTCGGCTGGATGGATTCGAGCTTGGTATAGATTGTCTTGCTACCGTCCTTCTCCCGGACAATCCGGTCGATAAGTACCACCCCGGTCAGCTTCTTGCCGTCCCACGCGGTAGGCAGGGCCATGTCTGCGGTGTACCACCCGACGCGCACCTTCTTCGCGTCCTGATCGTACCAAGGCCGGGCAACCACCCCGCCCATGGCGAGCGCGTACTCGACCTGCGACCGGAGGAACGGCTTGATGCGACGTTTGATTAACTCTTCGGTCGCCTCATGCGCGATGTTCTTCTGCCCCTCCGGTGTGGGAAGCGACGCACCGATTTCCAGCTCGCCGATCGCCTTCTTTGCGATGTCCCAGCAGACGACTGTGGGGAATCCCAGGGATTTGTCGTTGGTGCCGATCCACGACGGATTGCCTTGGTACGCATCCCTCCAGCTCTCGATGAGCGTGGGCATGGATGCGCTGTACTGGGGAGACACTCCCATTTGCTTGAAAATGTCCTTGGTTGGTAACAAACTCATAAACCACTCCTTTGCCCGCGAGTATAGGCCAGTGAATATGCTCATCAGGCGGCCTCCCTTGAGATTAAGATTCCATAGCGCTTCTCGTAGCGCCTAATGTGCGTGAAGCATCCATAACGCACCGCATCCGGGCCATGATCGGCGATCTTCACCGGGGCTTCTTCCCCGGTGCGCTCGGCTTTCTTTTCGTCCCACACGTACCCGCCGAGTTCCTCGATGAGATGCTCACAGCCTCGAGCGATCGCCAGCTTGCCGATGTGGAACAGCGATGCGGTGTAGCCGATGCCCGCGACCACCTCGTTGGAGGCGAGTACCGCGCGGAACCGCTTGGCCTTGTGGATCACCGAGATGAAGGAGGCGGCGCTCGGGTCGATGATGATGTCCCTGACCGGAAGGTTGCCCACGAAGTCAACCAAGTGCCGATAGTACTCGGCGTCGGTCATCTGGTTCTCGCTCTCGCGTCCGAAGTGGTACCACTCCTTCACGATCTCCCATCTGAGCCGCTTGGTGTGGTAGGCGAACAACAGATATACCTGCGCGTTCTGGATACCGTAGTCGCACGCCACGAACATTTCGCCGTAAGCACCCCAATTTCCATCGAAATCGAAGGCAAGGTCCTCCCGATCGGCGAACTCCGGATAGATGAGCCCTTCTGCAGCACACCACTCTCCGAGGATGTAGCGTCGGAAGAACACTCCAGTGAACAGCGACCGGTAGCGGGCCTTCACGCGCTCGCTCAAGCTCAAGTTGTCGTTCATCGTGAGATGCAGATAGAGCAATCCCTTCTCAAGCGCACGGTCGATGAAATCCTTCTTGAACCAATGGCCGGGGTTGAGCGGGTTGCTGGTGAAGAACACCACAGCTCCCTCGACCGAAAGGCGGCTGACGGCCATGTCGACGAACGACTTCGGCATGATCGGGGCCTCATCGAAGAACCCACCCCATGCGGTGAATCCTTGGATCAGATCCTGACTCGCTTCATCGTGCCCGCCGAACAGGTAGAAGTTATGCTGCACCCCGGCCTTGCTGGTGATGACCACCAGATTGTCGGCCTTCTTGTAGTTGACCTTGTACCCGATCGAACGCGATGCCTTGATGAGCGGCCTAACGATGTTGCGCACCACGGCGTGGATCGTCTTGCCAGCGAAGAAGAAATCCCCGCCACCACCCGGGAAGCGATGGAATGCCCATTTCACGAATGAGATACTTCCCGGTAAGCTCTTCCCCGATCGTACCGCACCATCGAGGATGATGCCGAAGTAGTCCCTTACCGGCGAATCGGGTAGCCACCAGTTCATGATCATCAAGTGCTTTATCGAGAATTTCCAATCAATGCGACTTGGGGATATCTTCACTGGTTGTCATCCTCCTGGGACTGCTGTTGCGGAATATCATCCCAGAGCTTCGCGGCGCTTTCCTTGAGCGCCTTCTCGAAGTCGGCCTGATCCTCACCGGTAGGCTCGGCGATCGGCTTGTCCATCCACTTGTCCGGCCTGCGGTTCTTGAGCCAGATGAAGGCGGCGGCGGTATCCGGTGGATAATGCTTGATTGTTGGCACAATTACAGGTTTGCCTTCATACTGAAAAATCTTATCCTCCCGGTGTGAGTAACCAATTGCTCGATGGAATAGCGCTCTTGCAACCATCCCATCCGCTTCCTCTCGTCCGGCTTTTATGGACGCAAAAAACTCTGGATACTTTCGCTTCCAGTTGTCTAGAGTTTGTCGGGTTATCTTCAGCGAAATGGCAATTTCTTCGTCCTTGAGCCCAAGCATAGCCAGACGTTCGACAAGGTCGCACATCTCCTGCTTGTAGAGCGTCCTGCGCCCTCCTGCGTGTTTCTGGTCCTTCGGCTTTTGCTTGCCAGTTTTCTTCGCCATGGCATAAGCCTATCACCTTTTACCCCCGGTTGTGGTGTTGCGGTGGTTAGGTGGCTCATCAAGAGCCCAGTCAAAAGTTGTGTACCCATCACGCCACACCCCGCCGTTGCGGATAAGTCGCTCCAAGATGCTGGTCGAGGGGATCTCGTACAAATCCATCGCCTCGGCCATCGAATGGCAGTAGACCGTCTCGTTGCGCTCATATGCCAACACCGCTCTCGGTTGTGAAAATCGCTTGCCTCTCTGTGACTTCAATGCGTGTCCCCCCATGCTCCCCAACGACACACCAAGTGCGATGCGTTGAGCTTTCTCTTGAACGAGTCGTCAAATTTCTTCTCGAACTCCTCGGGTTTGATATTTCCAGACATGATCGTTTTGAGGTTATCAGCATCCCGGCGGTCGATGATCTCGTATAGCGTCTGTCCTTCGTGCTCCGACCATGTGGATCTTCCCAGCTCGTCGATGACCAACACGGGGATCTCGGAGTACTTGGCAATCACTTGGCCTTCGGTGGGAAGATCCTTGCGCCCGAGGTAGCTCTCATGAATATCCCGGTAGATCTTGCGCTCACGGACGTACAAGCCTTGTCTTCCGGTCTGGATGCAGCCCTTGAGCATCGATATGGCCAAATGGCTCTTTCCCCGGTCTGTGGGACCGAGCAATACGATCGATCGGATACGGTCCTCGATGAAGTCCAAGCACTTCTGCCTCGCTTCTCCTTTGAGTCGCATGAACTCGGGATTGTTGTCCTCGATACGGAAGTTTCTCAGCATGCAGGAAGAATATTTGTCCGGGATCTGTGCGGCATTGAACATGCTTGAGTGGATGTCGTATTCATGCAGTTGCATCGACGCATCGTGATGGATCTCGTAATTGCACTTTGGACATCCTGAGAGCGGGAGCTCCTGGGTGGAGCCGTCCTCGTTCACCTGCACCAACCGGTTGTTCGTGTAGGGACCGTGCTTCTCACAGTTCAGATGGAGCGTTTCCGAAAGCTGGAAGTCGTTGTGGCGTGCCATGAATTGGCGAATGAATTCACTTTGCATTGCGTTCCTCCTGTGCGTAGTACTCTGCCCATCGGTCCTCGTTGCCGAGATTCGACTGGGAAGGTCGTTGTGGCGCGTGGTCGAACCGATTCTGCTTCATCCGGTCGGGGAAGATGCCCGTCCATCCGTTTGCGATCGACAGCTGGATGCAGTCGATACGGTCACGGTCGTTGTCCAGCTTGCTTGTCAGCAGGTTTATGGTCTGTTCGAGAGCGAGTTGGGTCATCGGCTTCTTGATCTCCCGTCGGTTGCGCACGAAGGTCTTGAGCATCTTGGAAAGCTCGAACTCGATTCGCTTGTCTGAGTCGATGAGATGTCCGGCTTCTGCTTGGGTGAGGAATTGTTTTTTCTGCTTTGCGGGTTTTTCAGGTTTTGAAGAGTCACCGCTTCCCCCAGCAGGGGGGTAAGGGGGGTTATATATTCTCTTCTGTTCTATTCTATTCTTTTCTTGCATGACTTTTTGCCCTTTTATCATGACACCATCATGATTATTTAATTCAGAGTCATGATTTTCTTTCATAAAGTCATGATTTTCCTTTGCGTCAAGGATCATTTTTCTGAACGCTGCATTACTGGTCATAGAGGAGTCGAGACGCTTTATCATCTTGAAGCAAGTTATTCTGCCATCATGATTTTCGAATAGTTCTAACTCGATGATGTACCGCATGATTTCCTCGACAATTTGCATGCCAGACTTGTCGTTTGTACCTCTTATGCGTAAATTGTCCGCGATTATCTCCGAATCATGCTCCAACTCGAAGGTGATGTTGTCGTTGCTCACATTCCCAGCGATCAGCTCAAGGCAATGAAAGTAGACCGCATACCCGACCGCTCCATGCCGTATCACTAGCTTCTTTATCTTCGCGTCACTCGATGCGTCGCTGTCGTGCTTGAACCATTTCATGCCTTATTCCTCCGGGTAACAATCTTTGAATTCATCGATCAGCTGGATTTCGCTGAACGAGATGTTTTGCTTGAACTGCCGACCGTCCAGACTGGTTAAATTGACATGTCCATTATTGACATAGACCACCGTCCAGACAGTCCCGCAAAAGTGACAGCGTTGGTAGAGATGGGGGTAGTTCATCTGCGCACCTTCTTTGGTTCACCGAACAGGTCGAGTTGTGGCTCGATGGTCATCTGCTCCACGAGATCTTGAATCATGTAGTGCAATATTCCAGTGTTTTCACAGTGGATGGTTTTTATCTCTTCAATAGCTGCCTGAACAGCATCGTTCCTTGAAGAGTAGATCAGCCTTTCCGGTGTCAATGAATACAGGTGGCCTCCGATAAAGCCCATAAATCCGACTGCATACCCCCACTTCTCATGCTCCTGTCCGATGTTTACACGGATAAATCCAAAGGTCTTCTTTGCGTGCGTCTCAAAGGTCTCAAACCCTTCAACGTAGCATCCAAATTCGTTAAGTATCACCTTTTCCCTCCTCGAAAGAATGCGACGATCAGCGCCGCTACGATCAGCCAGAGCAATGCCATGGGGATCATTAAGACACCACCTTGAACGTCAGCACCCACACCCACGGATTCGATTTCCACGAATAGCCACGCTTGGCGTTGAGATCATTCCATGCAACGCGATATGATTCCCTCAAGTCCTCGATTGATTTTATTAATGGTCGTGGTGCCGATTTCTTCTCTAGCCATTCATACAACTCTTGATTCCCCAAATCTTCCGGTAGTGTCAGTGAGCAAACTCCTTCCCTAATGCAGTCATCCCAACAAATCTCCTGCACCCTCTCGACTCGTATGTCGGTGATTTCAAGGGTGATACGAGATGCCCAACGTGGCATGTAGATTGGTGATTTCCAATCATGCGTAAAGTCTTGTGGGTATTCATATGTCGCCTTATACACCGCACTGTTTTGATATGGTGTTGCTTCTGTCCACGTCTCTCGAACCCACAATAGGTCGCCGATGTGATATTTTTGCTTCAATGGCATGCCGCATTGGCCACCAAAACTTGTCAGCGGCCAGACAAGGCCACTTGATAATGAAGTTGATACTACCTCAGGAAACCATTCCGGCTGTGGATTCACCACTCGCCTAGTCATGATCTTTCTTCCGTCTAGGATTGCCTGAACCGATTCAGCACCCATGATTATCGGTCTTACTTTCATGCTTTCCTCCATGTCAAAAATTGACCTACGCTATTGCGTAGTCGACGCGGAAGATACCCCGCGATTCGTCGAGTATCATACCGTCAAAAGTGATCTCGCCAGCCTCGTAGCGGTCGAGTAGATTCTTGATGGTGAGGTAGAAGGGAACGTCCTTGCGGACTCGCTTGTCGTGTTCTGTATCGGGTTGATCGTTCCGGGAAACAGGGGTTTCGTTCCGTGGTTCCAGTGTTTCGTTATCGCAAAACAAATCATCAAACAGTCTTGCGAGCTCACCCGGTTCTTCTTCCCCAGCAAACTTAACACTCTCTACGCTCTTCTCGGCTTCGCTAACCCTCTCTTCGACTTTTTGTATATCTTCGCTTGTAGGTACCGAGATTTCGCTCTCCGTTGAAGTCTGCTCCTGTGTTGGCTGGACGATCTCGGGGAATTCCTCTGCAAGTTGCTCCGGTTCGACGACAGGCGCTTCCTTCTCCACTTTTGGGATGCCGTTGACGAACATATCCAATCCGTACTTAGCGATGGTCTGCTCGCCTTGTTCCTCGAGCTTCTCTAAGGTGGTCTTGCCGTACTCGATGCGGTCGTTCATCACCTTGATGTGCTTGTTGCAACTTTGCCACGGCCAGTCCACGATGTCGCCGATCTGGTGGCTGTTGAGGTCGTAGCAGTAGTACAGGGCCTCGATCTTCAACTTGGTCTCGTCGTCCATCTCGAGGTATGTTTTTCCGGAGATGTTCTGGTTTGCTCTATTCTGTTTTCTCTTCACGATATCCTCCTGATTGAGCCCTGCTTGGTGGGACGCCGGGCTTGCGCTCGTCCGATGCCGGAATTCCGATATCGGCCACCGATAGGGTTGTTATTTCCCAGCGTGTATGCTGTTGTTTTTCTCTTCCTCCTCAAGGAGTAGTTCCAGTGCCTTTCCCGGTGATGTGGCTGTAGCCATATATCCCTCTGTTTGATTCGTCCAATAGTCAGCCCTAAAGGCAGTCCACGAACCTTCTTGATGCCTGATCAAAATGTCATGAGGGTCGAAAGTAATGCCTTGGACTTCAATTTTCTGATTAAAGTAGCCGTTCTCTACTAGTTTCTGCTTCTCTCTAATTTCGTTCCGAAGGATGTTTACCGTTTTCTCAAGGTCGTCTTTCCGGTTCTCAAGCTCAAGTCGCAGCCTTTCTTCTCTGCGAAAATTACCTTGGAACATTTCTGCCTTATGCAATGCCTGATTCTTCTGATTCTCCTGATCAAGTATTTCAGCGCCCAAAGCCTCTATGGCTTTCACCATTTTGATTTCGTACATTTCATATCTCCTTCACTTCGATCTCGACCCTTGGTCGGTCCGAGTACCACTTGCCGAAAGGCTCATGAAACTTCACAATCTGCGAATCGTCCTTGATCACAATCCCATTGATCGCATCGGTCGCACCCTTGACGTAGTTGTCAAGATCCGGCCGGGTCGCGGGTTGTAGCATTCCCTCCAACGCCTGCGCCTGTTTCTTCTTGCTGAAGCTCTTGGGCATCTGGCGGTAGACACGCACGGAGAGCGACACAGGACCGCACAGGACGGTCGTTTCACCTTCCATGACCTGCTGGGCCACTAAGCGTGCGTACTGCTTCCAGTTGCGACTCTTGGCCGGATCGTAGGCCCGTGCGAACCCGTTGACTGTGGAAATCCGGGGCCTGCCTTGTGCGACAGGTTCCCCGGCCACGACGATGAGGACCTTTCCGTCTTCATTGATCACGCGGTGACCTCCTCTGCATCGTCCTCTTCGCCATCGAAGTCGAGGTTTTGCTGGGATCGCTTTCCCTCGACGAAACTACGGGCCTCGACCAAGACCGTGAGGATCGCGTCCTCCTCGTTCGCGGTAAGCAGGTAGGGGTAGTTATCGGCAAGCTCGGCCTGCTTCTCGTCCACGTCGTCGAGGTCCACCAGATCGCCCTGCATCGCATCGTCACCGAAGTCGGCGTCCATGTGCCTAAGCTTCCCAGTGGTGAGGCTGTGCTCATAGGTATGCGCCCGGTAGATGCCGTGCACGCGATACCAGTCGCCCTTGGGGTCGTACCCAGTCTCCACGCCTGTCACGATCAGATGATCGCGCTTGTCATCCATGTCCAGACGGCTGGCAAAGATGTCGGTCACCTTACGGATCGAGTTGGTGAGATCCGGGGACGGTGTGTTGTCCCCGGTGGTCTCGACGGTCATCTTGTACGAGCCTTTCTCGTCGTAGAAATCGACCTTGATCTTGTCGCCCTGATTGATGATCTTCGTTACTTCCTTCAAAGCATTCCCTCCTTAGAAGCTCTGGCCACTGTTCCAGATCGCGTCGAGCTCGGCCT